CGCGGTAACGGCGCGTTCGGCTCCACCGGCAAATAAAATCTTGCCCTTCCTCCTGGGGCTTCGGCCCTGGGAGGAGGAGCTGAAACGGAGGTGACTCATTTGGAACGAGTCAGCAAAGACGAATACTATTTGAACATTGCCGCGGCCGTTGCCGCGCGATCGACCTGCTTGCGAAAACACTACGGCGCGGTGATCGTGAAAAATGATGAAGTCATCGCGACCGGCTATAACGGTTCTCCGCGCGGCGAGGCGAATTGCTGTGATACCGGCGTTTGCTATTGCCGATCACATGAGCTGCCGCTTGATGAAACCGCTGCCGCGCACGGTTCGCAATACGGCTCATGCGTGGCAGTTCACGCGGAACAAAATGCGATCATCAGCGCGTCGAGGCAGGAGCTCCAGGGCTCCACGCTGTACCTGGTCGGCTATGACCCCAGGACAAAGAAATGGATTGAGGCAAAGCCTTGCAACATGTGCGACAGAATGATTCGCAACGCAGGCATTATGAGAGTTGTGCGAAGGGAGATTGACGAATGACAGCAGTTCAGTATGACGGTCCCATTACGATTGCGGTCGGACAATCTCGGCGTTCTACTCAGTGGCAAAACCGCGATCTCATGTGGTCGCAGCTTGTCAACCGTCTCGAAATCCCTGAACGGACACAGGAGTCTGCGAAAGAATATAAGGCCTTGCCGAAGGCTCAGCGCGACGAGATCAAAGACGTTGGCGGCTTTGTCGGCGGCGTGCTCAAAGGCGGTCGTCGTAAAGCTGACGCGATCACTCAGCGCCGGCTCCTGACCTTAGACCTTGATGAAGTACCGGCCGACGCTGACCCCTGGGACACGGTTATCCTGGTTCTTGGCTGCGCCGCTGTCCTTTATAGTACGCACAGTCACCGCCCAGACGCCCCACGTCTTCGACTGGTTATGCCGCTCTCGCGTGCAGTCTCGCCCGAAGAGTATGCTGCAGTTGCGAGAAAGATCGCGCAAGACATCGGTATCGACATGTGCGACGATACCACCTATGAGCCGCATCGGCTTATGTACTGGCCTTCGCTCTCCTATGATGCTGAGTATCGGTATGAGTTTTCCGATGGCCCTTGGCTTGACGTAGACGAGCAGCTCAAGCGCTATGTCGACTGGCATGACCCCGCAGAGTGGCCTGTTTCCTCACGACGGGCCGAGGCTCTTCACCGACTTGCTAAAAAGCAAGGAGACCCTACCGCAAAGGACGGCGTCGTCGGCGCGTTCTGCAGTACATACTCTGTCGAGGACGCGATCGAAGAGTTCTTGCCTGACGTCTATGAGAAATGCGATGACGGTCGCTATACCTTCAAGGGCGGCTCTACGACCGGCGGCTTGGTCCTTTACGATAACGGTCTCTTCGCGTACTCACATCATGGCACGGACCCCGCAAGCGGAAAACTCTGTAATGCTTTTGACCTTGTCCGTATTCACTTATTCGGCAATCAGGATGACGCGGCCGCGCCTGGAACACCAAGCAGCCGTCTCCCGTCTTTCGTTGCAATGGCTGACGAGGCATTGCAGATTCCTGAGGTTCGCGAGGAGCTTGCAAGAAAGCGCTTACAGAAGATCAGCGAGCAGTTTGATGAGGACGACGCCTCTGCCGATGAAGGCGAAGAGGACATGAGCTGGACTCGTAACCTGACTCTCACTAAAACAGGAAAATGCGAAGCCACGATTGAGAACGTCAGAATCATCATGGAAAACGACCGCCGCTTAAAGGGCCGTTACTTCTACGACACCTTTAAGGAGCGCATGACCGTCTGTGGTGATTTGCCATGGATTAAGCTCAGCGCTCGAATCTCCAACGCTTGGAACGACGTCGACGACGCCGGTCTTCGCAATTACATTGAAAAGCGTTACACGATCGCAAATGTCTCGAAGATCGTTGACGCAGTTGCGCTTGCCATGCTCAAGTGCTCGCGGCATCCTGTCCGCGAATATTTGGAGGGGCTCACTTGGGACGGAACGCCCCGTGCAGACGCGATCTTCATTGACTACCTTGGCGCCGAAGATACTGAGTACACGCGAACGGTCACCCGCAAGGCTTTGATCGGCGCGGTTGCTCGCGTGATGCAGCCTGGGTGCAAGCACGATCACATTCTTGTCTTAGTTGGTCCTCAGGGCTGCCGCAAGTCTACGACCCTTGCCAAGCTCGGTAAGTCCTGGTTTTCTGATTCCTTCTATACTGTTCAAGGTAAAGAGGCGTACGAACAGCTTCAAGGTTTTTGGCTTATTGAGATGGGAGAAATGGCTGCGACCCGAAAGGCCGAGCTCGAACAGATCAAGCAGTTTGTCTCTAAGCAGTCGGACAGCTACCGTGCGGCGTACGCTCGTCGAACGCAAGAGCGCCCGCGGCAATGCGCCTTCTTTGGTACGACCAACGATGATGAATTCCTGCGAGACGCAACAGGCGGCCGCCGTTTTTGGCCTGTTACTGTCACGGACAAGGGGCGAGAGACAGGCGACTATTTTACGCCTGAGATCGTCGATCAGGTATGGGCTGAGATCATGGTTCGGTATAACGCCGGCGAGGTTTGGTACTTGAATGACGCGAAGATCGAGGCTGAGGCTCGTGCAATTCAGGACGAGCATACTGAGATGAACGGCAAGCAGAGCCTTATTGAGAAATTCGTCAACACGCTCTTACCGGAAGACTGGGCCTCGAGAGACCTCGAGCAGCGGCTCGCTTTTTGGGCGGACGGCTTTTCCGATGAACAGGCGCAAGGGACAGTACCTCGCAGGTATGTATGCGCTATGGAGATTTGGCGAGAGCTTTTTGGCGGCTCGGTTCGTGACTATACACCGGCGCAGGCCCGCGAGATCAATTCTATGCTTAAGCGACTGCCTGGCTGGCGCTCCTGGTCGAGCATTGATTGCGGCCCGATCTATGGAAAACAAAGGGGCTTTGCCAAAATCCTTTAACAGCAGAACCCCAGGATTTTACAGCAGAACGCCCCGATTTTTACAGCGGAGTCACAGCAGTTTGGTGGCCTTAGCTTACAGCAGTTACAGCAGTTGCCAAAAATTACTGCTGTTCAAAAAAGTTAGTGATTGCAAGCAAAACAGCAGTTACAGCAAAATAAACAATTTTCTATATAAGGGTAAAAAATTAAGAAAATTAAGAGGAAAATATATCCATATATACCTATAAATCCTTAATTACAATGCCCTATATAGAAAATGCGCTGTTTTCGCTGTAACTGCTGTAGGAGGTAGCTTTGAAAGAATCAACAGTAGAAAGGAATATCCGCCGACAAGTCGAGGGCCTCGGGGGCGTGGCTTGGAAGTGGGTAAGTCCTGGACGTCGGGGCGTGCCTGACCGAATCTGTATTTTACCTGGGCCCCATATCATCTTTGTCGAGCTCAAGCGCCCAGGCTTGAACGACGGACGGAGCGAGCAGCAAAAGAAGGTCTTTCGCATTTTGGAGGGCTTGGGCTGTCATGTCTGGCTGATCGACGACGCAAACGTCTTTCGTCAGCGGCTTATTGAGATCGGGGTGCAGGCATGAAATACACGCCCTACCCCTATCAGGCTTTTGCTGAGAAGTTTGTCCTTGAGCATAAGGCCGCGGGCCTGTTCCTCGATATGGGCCTCGGCAAGACGGCGATCACGCTCTCGGCATGTGAGAAACTGCTGCGGGACTATTTTGAGACAAGCAAGGTTCTTGTGATTGCGCCGCTCCTTCCTGCGAGAGAGACGTGGCCCGACGAACTGGCGAAGTGGGACCAGCTTGAGGGTCTGACTTATTCTCTGATTATCGGCACAGCGCAGGAGCGAATTGACGCGCTGCATACTGACGCCGATTTTTATATCGTCAATCGTGAAAATGTTGTTTGGCTCGTCGACTACTACAAGAAGAAGTGGCCTTTTGATATGGTCGTGATCGACGAGCTATCGAGCTTTAAGTCCAGTAAGGCGCAGCGCTTTAGGGCTCTTCGGAAAGTCCGAAAATATATCGATCGAATTGTCGGCCTTACAGGTACGCCGGCCCCGAACGGCCTACTCGATCTCTGGTCTCAGGTCTATCTCCTGGACGAAGGCGCGCGGCTCGGTCGAACGTTGTCGGCCTATCGCGACACTTACTTCATGCCTGGCAGACGTGGGCCGAATGGAATCGTCTATGACTGGAATCTAAAAGATGGGGCCCGTGAAGCGATCTTTGCGAAATTGAGCGATCTCTGTATCAGCATGGAAACGACGGGCCTTCCTGAGCGGCTCACGATTCCCCATGAGGTCAAGCTCTCAGAAAAAGCGGCGGCTATGTACCAACAACTTGAAAGGACTATGCTGCTGCCCTTTGCAGATGGAGACGTTGATGCGGCAACGGCCGCGATCTTGACGAATAAGCTCTTGCAGTTGGCCGGCGGTGCGGTCTACGACGAGAATGGCAAAGCGCAGATCGTCCATGACCAAAAGCTCGAGGTCTTAGACCAGCTTATCGAAGAGGCGAACGGTCAACCTGTTTTGGTGTTCTACAACTACAAGCATGAGCTTGATCGGCTGCAAGCGCGGTACCCTCAGGCCATTCATGTAAAAGAGGAGAATGTCGTCAAGCGCTGGAACGCTAAGGAGATTCCGATTCTTCTCGCGAACCCCGCAAGCGCCGGTCACGGCCTTAATTTACAATTCGGCGGTCATATCGCGATTTGGTACAGCCCGACTTGGAACCTTGAGTTTTTCCAGCAGGCGAATAAGCGCCTTCATCGGCGCGGACAAGCTGAGACGGTTCTCATTCACACGCTTATGGCAAAAGGTACGATCGATGAGCATATTTACGATATTGTCTTACGAAACAAAGAGGCGGGCCAGAACGCCTTGCTTGAGGCGGTCAAGGCCAGAATCAAGGAGGTAACATGACGGAAGAAGTTTTACAGCTGCTATCTGACGACCCGATGGTCGTACTCAATCGCGGCTATCGCGCAAAGGAGCGTATTGCCGCAAGGCAAAAACGCATTGAGGAGTGGCGGCAGATCGCCGAGTCTATTACCGCGAATCCCGAGAACGCTTCGAGCGGCGGCGGTTACCCTACAAGCAAGACCGAGAATTGTGTTGTCGCGATTATGACGCTGCAAGAAGAGATCAAGGATGAGATCATGGAGATCGCTGACTTTGAGCGGCAGACCTCTCAGATCATCAAGGAGCTTGTTGAGGACCTGAACTTCAAGACCGTCCTCGAGCTTCGGTATCTCAGCTACTTACGGTGGGAGGAGATCGCCGTCAGAATGAATTATACATTCAGGTGGACCCAGGAGCTTCACCGCAGAGCTTTACTCGCATTGCAGGAGGCGGCAAGCGCGCTAATTCCGGCGTAAATGCGGTATTATGATTATTTTAGGCTAAAGCGCGTTAATTCCTGGGGTCACATTGTATACTGGTATGGAAGGTTTTGGCGAGCACGGCCATTGTCCTTCCTCCTGAAGAAGAGCGGCTGGAAACAGTCGCTCTTTTCATTTTGCTGCGTTTGGAGGTGGTGAGCGTGGCAGGCAAAATGACTCCGAAGATGCAAAAGTTTGTCGATGAATACCTTGTCGACCTGAATGCGACGCAAGCCGCAATCCGTGCAGGATATAGCAAAAAGACGGCTTACTCGATCGGCGTTTCAAATTTGAAGAAACCCGAAATTCAAGCCGCAATCCAAAAAAGACAAAAATCGGCGGCTGAAAAGCTCGAGATCACGCGAGAGCGTGTCCTGAAAGAACTCGCTTCGATCGGCTTCGCGAAGGCTACCGACTTTTTGACGATTCAAGGCGGCCACGTTCTCATTAAAGATTCTGACGACGTGGCCGCTGATAAGCTGGCAGCTCTCGCCTCTGTCAAGGAGGGTATGTATGGCGTAGAGGTCAAACTCGCTGATAAGGCTCGCGCTCTCGAGATGCTTGGTAAATATCTCGGTCTCTTTGATGGGACGAATCCAGAGGGCGATACGCAGAAGAATAACCTCTTTGAGGCGATCGCCGGCGCTGCAGAGGGGGGAATCGATCTAAATGAAATACCAGAGATTCAGTCCTCGGCAGACGTTGACGCTGACGTGGTGGAAGAGACCTGAGTTTGCAGGCTATGACGGCATTCTCTGTGACGGTTCCATTCGATCGGGCAAGACCGTCTCAATGGCAGTCGGCTTTATTCTTTGGAGCATGTACTCTTTCGACAATGAGAGCTTCGCCATTTGCGGCCGCACGATCGAGTCTCTACGCCGTAATGTGATCGTGCATTTGCCCTCCTGGCTTGAGGGCCTTTTCAAGGTAACAGAGCGGCGCGCTGAGAATAAGTTGATTATTTCAGTCGGCGGCCACAGCAATACCTATTACCTCTTCGGAGGTCGTGACGAATCCAGTTATACACTTGTTCAGGGCATGACTCTGGCAGGCGTTCTTTTTGACGAGGTCGCGCTTATGCCGCGGTCTTTCGTCGAGCAAGCTCTCGCTCGATGCTCGGTCGCGGGGAGCAAGTTCTGGTTTAACTGTAACCCCGAAGGCCCCATGCACTGGTTCTACAAAGAATGGGTGCTTGAGTGCAAGCGCAGGAATGTCCTTCACCTGCATTTCACGATGGCTGACAACCTCAGCCTTTCCGAGAAGATCAAGCAGCGCTACGAGGGCATGTATACGGGCGTTTTCTACGCGCGGTATATCCTCGGAAAGTGGACGAAGGCCGAAGGCCTGGTTTATCCCTTTTTTGACGCGAAAAAGCACATGATCGATGACGACGGCGCGCGCGGTCGTTATTACATTAGCTGCGACTACGGCACACTCAACCCGTGCGTCTTCGGGCTTTGGCGTGTAAAAGGCAATTCAGCCTTCATGGTGAAAGAGTATTACTACGACGGCCGCAAGAAGGGCAAGCAGAAGACCGATGAAGAGTATTATACCGATCTTGAGGCCTTTGCAGATGGCTACCTGATTGAGCAAGTCGTCATTGACCCTTCGGCCGCCTCCTTCAAGGAAACAATCAAGCGGCACGGCAAATTCAGCGTCAAGAACGCGAAGAACGACGTGCTTGACGGTATTCGCGATACTGGAACAATGCTGCAAGCCGGCTTGCTCCATTTCAATAAGACGTGCGTCAATACGAAAGCTGAGTTCGGCGCGTATGCGTGGGACGAGAAGGCTTCGAGCGACGCCGTAATTAAAGAGAATGACCATAGCATGGACCAAATGCGGTATTTTGTCCGCACGATTATGAAACGCGAGGTGAGGGCGTATGGCATTAAATAACCTTTGGGGAAAGCTCGGTGCATTTTCGAGAAATGTGCTTGTGCCTTCCAACGTGATTTATAAGAGCTTCGATGCGGACCCGCTCGTCAGCGATAAAATGTCTCGCGCCATTAGTCGGTGGTACGGCATGTACGTCGATAAGCCCGAGTGGGTCGACGGCGAGGTCAAGCCTCTCGGCCTTCCGCGAGCGATCGCGAAGGAGTTCGCGCAGGTCGTCTCTTCGGAAATGACGATCACGGCTGACGGCGGTCCTCGCGCCGACTTTATCAACGAGCAGTTGACGCGCTTCCAGTCGAACGTGCAAAACAGTATCGAGCTTTGCATGGCTCTCGGCGGTATGGCCTTTAAGCCGTATGTCTCGGGCGAAAACGTCTTCATCGATAGCACGAGCGCCGCGTCTTTTATCCCTCTCCGCTTTGACGATGGGGATAATTGCGTCTCTGGCGTATTCAAGAGTCAGCCGGTCAAGGTTGATAAGAGTTACTTCGTCAAGCTCGAGTACCATGACTTCGCCAACGGCGTCTATACAATTCGCAACAAGGCCTTTACCTCTGACGAGAACGGTATCACAGGCAGCGAGGTCGAGCTCGGTCGCGTTCCTGCGTGGGCTGCTATTCCCGAAGAGGTTCAGATCAAAAATGTAGAAAAGCCGCTCTTCGGCTACTTTACGCCGCCTGTCAGCAACAACATCGATACCGCGTCCAGCTTGGGTGTCTCCATTTATGGCGGCGCGACTGAGGACCTGATTCGCGACGCCGATGAACAGTGGGCGCGTTTCCTCTACGAATTTGAGAGCGCTGAGCGTAAAATCATTGGCACCCCTGAGGCGATCTCTGGCTCGCTGCCTGGCAGTAAGGCAAACCCCTTGCTCGGCGATCGGCTCTTCATTCAAATGCCGTATGACTCGGACGACTTCTTCAAGGAGTTCTCCCCAGCGCTTCGGCACGCAGGCTACTACGAAGGCCTGCAAGCGATCTTACGCCGCATTGAGTTCAATACCGGCCTTGCTTACGGCGATCTCTCCGACCCCGCGACTGTGGAAAAGACCGCGACCGAGGTCATGTCCGCGAAGATTCGCAAGTTCAACACAGTCAAGGCACTCGAAGATCGCTTCAAGGCTGCGCTCGAAAACGCGGTCTACGGCGTTGATGTCTACGCAACTTTATATTGTCTTGCACCTCGCGGAGCTTATACGCTTTATGTCGACTTTGACGATAGTATTCTCACCGATAAGGACGCTTTGCGTGAACGTGACCGCCAGGACGTTCGCGACGGCCTTATGCAAAAGTGGGAGTACCGCGTCAAGTGGTACAACGAGACCGAAGAGGTCGCAAAAAGCATGTGTCCCACGGAGTCCACAGCGGACCCCTTTAATCTCGGCTGATGCTGACGCCTGAATACCTGGCGGCGACTCCGGACGCGCTTGTCGAGCTTTATGGAAAAATCGAGCAAGACATTCTCGCGAATATGGCCGAACGCATCGCGAAGTATGACTACTACATTCCCGCGGTCCAGCATCAGCACCAGCGTCTTCGGGCGATGGGTATGCTTGAGACCGAGATCGAGCAGCAACTCGCCGCTCTTACGGGGAAGACTCAAGCCGAGCTCAAAAAGCTCATGGCACAGGCGGTTGACGAGGCGCTTACCTCTGACGCGAAAATCTACGCGGCCGCAGGTATGGGTGACGTTGATCCTCTTGCAGTCGCCGGCGTTCGCGAGGCGCTGCAAAGCGGTCTTCGGCAGACAAGCGGAATCTTCCGCAACTTGACTCGCACGACCGCGAACACGGCTGCAAAGCAATTTGAAGATGCTCTTGATCGGGCCTGGCTACAGGTCACGTCAGGGGCGTTTGACTATAATACCGCAATTA